TGAAGGCCTCGATGTACTTGAGCTTCCACTGCACGGCTTCCTTGCCGGTAAAGCCCATGGCCAGCAGGGAAAAGCCGTCACGGTTCATCAAGTATTCCGGGAATTTCTGGCCGCGATACTCGAACTCGGTCTCGTGGAAGAATTTAGTAGCCGAATTTTCGGCCACTAAAAGTTGACGAATAGCCGCCAGAACGTGCTTATGCTCCTTGCCAAAGCGCTTGGCAACGTCCCGGCTGGATGCCACTGGTTCGCCGTTCTGGGTGGATAAGATAATGTCGTCCATGTGGATTTGTACCTCCTTGTATTCACTTCACTTTCGCTGTAAAATAAAAAGACGGAAAGGAGGTGAATGGAAAAATGATTTTTGAAAATTTTTTAAGAATGCATGGTCTGAATATGCAAATTGAGCGAGATGGTGAAATTATTGCAACCGTTCCAGGTTTGCCAAACCGAGAAACGGCAACGAACCGTCAGTACGTTGGATTTCGCCCAAAAACCGATATTAAAATAGACGATGTTATTATCACTCCGGCCAATGAACGGCTTTATGTAACGGAAACGCAGGCATCGTTCTTCCAAAAGCAGCAGGAAGAAATAAAAGCGTTCTATATGACCGAAGTCGAGAAAAAGCGAAAAGAAACCGAACAGCGTCAGAGTAATATTTATAATATCGGTACAGCTTACGGTTCTGTAATTGGAACAGCCAATACAGCGACCATCAACTACCAGACGAATTTTCAGGAACTGCGGGAAATGGCAGAAGCTGAAGATGCACCGGACAAAGAGCAAGTCCAGAAGTTAGTTGATCTTGTTGAGATGATCGTAAATGACCAGATTCCTCCGCAGAAGGGATTGTTGTCCAAGTTTTCCGAAACGATGGAACGTCACTCGTGGATTACAAGTGCTGTTGCATCTGCGCTTGTATCGTGGTTGACACAACTTCCGCACTGATCTCGATGGTCAAGTTTAACAATGCTTTTCCATTGCTGGACTGAACCAACGAATAATCCTTCACGTTCTGGATAACCGTTCCGTCTATCTGGCAGCTAAAACGATTGTCCAAGTGCGACAGCTGAATCTCTTGCGCCCCGCGCTTCTCTTCCTTAGGAGCGTGGGGCCTTTTGCTGTTGCTCATCTTCTTCACCTCCTTTGGATGAACTTGCAAAAGTGTAATTAAATTCCACTTTTCTTGCAAAAAAATATGGAATCACGCTGCTGCATGTCCATGCCGAGAGTATTGGCCAGAGTGTCAATTTCACTGGCCTTAAACTCGGTCTCGTTATCAATTTTCATCTGCAAAGCATACGGTGTCAGGCCCATAATTTCGGCAATGGCCTTATATTTAAGCCCGGAATCTGCAATGATGGAACGCAGCGCATTGGTGTCGGTCATGGTTGTCACCTCCTTTCAAAGTGGAATTGAATTCCACTAACCACATAATAGCACCGAGTGGAAATAAAGTCAACCTTTTTTGAGGAAAAAATAAAAAATACTTGAATATTATTCCACTCTATGATAAGATAAGAGCGAAGGTTGGTGATTTTATGGCAACTCTATACGACAGAATCAAAAGCCGCCGCACGGAGCTTGGCTTAACAGTCGAAGAACTGGCTCACAAGATGGGCTATAAAGATAAATCTTCTATAAGTAAGATTGAAAATGGTAAAGCCGATATCCCACAATCAAAAATTGCAGCATTTGCTGATGCGCTGCAGACCACCCCCGCCTACCTGATGGGCTGGGAAGAACAGCCGGAGCCCAAGAAGCCCACCATCCCCCCGGGCTTTGAGCCGATGCCAAAGATGAAGAAGATCCCGCTGATCGGAGCCATTGCCTGCGGGGAACCCATCACGGCAGAGCAGAACATTGAAAAAATGGTGGACGTGCCGGAGAACATCCGGTGCGATTTTTCCCTGACCTGCCACGGTGACAGCATGGTAGATGCCGGCATCCATGATAAAGATGTGGTGTATATCCGCATCCAGCCGGAGGTGGAGAACGGAGAGATCGCCGCAGTGCGCATTGACGGCGAAGCCACCCTCAAGCGGGTATATTACAACCCAGGCACGCTGACCCTGATGCCTGCAAACCCGGCCTATGCGCCTATGATCTATACCGGCTCCCAGCTGGAAGAGGTGCACATTGAGGGCAAGGCCGTAGGCTGGACGCACTGGGTGGGGTGATTTTGGATTATCGGAGTCATTCCAGTCTATATAGCGAAGGAGTGTTATGTATGAAGAAAACTATGAAAAAGACCGCTGCAGCACTGTGCATTGCCGCAACGCTTATATCTGTGGCAGCGCCGGCAATGGCTGTCAGCCCAGCAGAATATATGAGCACAGCCGCTCTTGAAGAATGCAATACTGCGACGGTAGCGCAGGTGGAAAGCCTGATCAACCAAATCGGAACCGTCACGACTGCCCGCCGCCCGGCAATTGTGGCTGCTGTAAATGCCTATAATGAATTGGACGATGCAAGCAAGGCGCAGGTCAGTAACTTTGCGGTGTTGGCAGAAGCCCAGCAGGTGCTTGGACTGAAAGACGCTCTTGCAAAGCTGAAAATCAGTTATGATAAGGTCGAGGACGCAAGAAGCTATGTGTCACCCACGGAAGACCGACTGAGCAATCAAGGCAAAAGCTATATACTGCCCTTCTTTGTAAATGGCAGCACCAATGATCCGTCAATGTTTTTCATGGTTCTGTGTAGCGGCAACAAATATGTGTACTTGGACACGATTACGATTCGCGCGGGCGAGTATAAATATACCTACACGATTGATTGGACGGATGTGGATCGTGGCTATGATGGAAAGCAGTACTGGGAACTGACATCTTTTATGGGCGATGATGAAGATATCCAGTGGTTTAAGAATATTTTGAGCGCTGATGAAATCATTATCCGATACAGCGGCGATGGTGGCAGCATCGACCACACAGTCTCCCCCGAAGAGCGTCAGGCGATTACGGATGTTTTGAACGCATATGATCTGTTCAAGGCAGCAAGCCCGACTGTGCGCGCAAAGGCTTTGAATAACTGATGTGAACTAAACAAAAACGCCCCCGGTGCTGCGAACACCGAGGGCGCAGAAGGAGAAAATACGGGATGACAAAAGATACCGAAAAGGTCTTGCTGAAACTTTATCGTGCATACACGGAGCGCCGCAAAACCTTGCCGAAGTCTCAGGCAAAATACTTTGCATCAGAAGATGTGTCGGCTGCATTGCCGGGGATTCCGTGGGATGACGTGAGAGAGGCGCTTGCGGAACTGCGTGATGATGGCTATATCGACCTTTACATGATGGGTGCCTGCGATCTGTTTCCGAAGGCTATCGAGTACGGCGAAACGGCTGTCGAACGCGGCATTGACAAGGCGCTGGATGTGTGGAGTAAACTCCATTAACCGAGTTTCAGTTTGTCCACCGAAATGTTCAGCGTCATATCTGCGAGGGGATGGCCCGCATCGCACTGGATGGAGAAGCCTTTGACGCGATGGACTTCAACACCGTTCAACTTCATTTTGAAGTCTTTTTCGTCAAGATAAAGTTCGACGGCATTCTGACGCTCTGACATGATAGCACCTTTCTTTCTGTGTATGAATGAAAAGATTCGTTCACGTTCATTATACATCAAAATTATGCTAAAGTATAGCATAATTTTGATTTGCACAAACAAATAAAAAAACCTCCCCCGGTGTTACCAGCACCGAAGGAGGTTTCCGAACCGCTTGCCCGAAGGCGTCACGGCTCTGTACAGTAGATTTTGGCGAACCTCTGCACAGACTATGATACCACCTCCGGGCAGGCTTGTCAAAGTGTACCCTTGTGTATGGAGGCGGATTTTATGAAAAAACGGGTCAACACGGCATTTTGGGTGGAGAAGGAAAAACGCTGGTGTATCGCGGTGCAGAAGAACGGCACCCGCAAACGGTTTTACAGCAGCACGCCTGGCCGCACCGGCCAGCGGGAAGCCAACGCAAAGGCCGATGCCTGGCTTGACGATAGCATCCGGGACGGCAAGAAGAAGGTAGCTGCCCTCTATGCCCAGTGGGTAGAAGAACTGAAGCTCACCTGCGGCACATCCTATGTTGAGCAGTGCAAGAAATACGGAGATTACTATATTCTGCCTGTCTGTGGGGACATCCGCATTGACGAGCTGACCGAAGGCGATCTGCAAAAAGCCATCAATATGTCTTTCAAAAAGCGATGCCTTAAAAAGGAGCGTCAGCGTAGGTCAAGCGACAAGCCTTTGAGCCGCAAGACCCTTATGACGATCCGCTCAACGGAGATCAGCTTTTTGAAATGGTGCCGCCGGAACAGGTACAGTACGATGTTCCCTGAGCTGTCTATCCCGAAGAATGCCCGCATGGGGAAGAAAAAGATTTTACAGCCGACCGCTTTGAAAGTTCTGTTTGATGTGGACACCCGCCTTTACTATGGCAAGCTGGTCTTTGACGAGTATATCTATGCCTACCGGTTTGCAGTTGCTACAGGTGTACGCCCCGGTGAACTTGTGGGGCTCTGGTATGGTGATATCAAAGGAAACACGGTCAATCTGCGCCGCAGCATCAACCGGTTGGATGAGGAAACCACCGGCAAGAACGAAAACGCCATTCGCTCATTTGACATGGGCGAGGAAGCCCATGAGGCCTACGAAGCGCAGGTAGCCTTGCTGAAGGCTTCCGATATCCCGCTGAACTATACCACCCCTTTGTTCCAGATCCCGAACCAGAGAGCTTTATTCAAGCGCTGGAAGAAGTACCAGCGTGACAATGGCATTGAGCCTCAGGTCACGCTGTATGAGATGCGGCACACTTTCGTCAGCATTGAATCCGGCGTATTGACCGACAGCCAGCTGAAGATGCTGGTCGGTCACAGCAAGAACATGGATACTGCCGGAGTGTATCGGCACGAGCTTGATGGTCAGAGGGAAGATCTTGCTGCCGCTACCACCGCGGCATTCAAAAAGGCACAGGCCTGAATCTGGTAACAGTTTTGGTAACACTCTTTTTTGTAAATGTAGCAAAATACATGGGCTACAAACCAACCGCACTACCTTTTTAGCAAGTGTTTAGGCGCGTTGCAGATACGTTTTTGACGTCGCTCAATCATTTTTTGTTGTTCGACCCCCACTACCCGCATAAGAGAAAAAACGCGATGAGTTCTCAGAATTCATCGCGCTTTCTTTTATATAATAAATAGTGTTGTTCGAGGTCTTCTCCCTCGCACAAAAAGAAACCGGTACAAAATAGGTACACCCCTGATAGACATTCCTACGGGTTGGGACCCGCAGGCTAAGCAACAGCAACGGGTTGCGTTAGCTGATTTTTCCGCAGCCCCTTGGCAGGGCTTTGAAAAATCAGAACGCGGCCCCAACAACTCCTCCCTGTTTCAGCCGCAGGCTGCGGTCGTCGTTGTTGCACTGGGCTGATTGCTTGCGGAGCTGCGTGCCGCCGCCCTGTTCGAGCCCCTTCCATCGTTTATATAAAAAGAAAAACCAGCACACAATGTGTACTGGTTTTTCTTGGTGCGATGGAAGGGACTCGAACCCCCGGCCTACTGATTCGTAGAGGGCCTTTATATGAGTTTCGCCGTTTTCGGTCATCGCAGTTTATATAGATTCACCGTTGTTTTTGTGTTTGTTCGTGCATGGTCGTTTCACTTCTTTTCGATTCAACAAGGCACAAATAAGGCACATTCCAGAGAGCATACCATCCCATAAAACGGGCACTATGAGAAAAGTAAAAAAGCAGACGGCTCACGAGGGCGGCAGAAATGCCCCTGTGAGCCGTCTTTTGTTATGCGTGCGACTTTTCCTTGATATGACTGAAAACGTCCGTCAGCGCGTCCGCTGCCGCCGCATCGCTGGAACGGATGAACCCGGCGTAAATATCCGTGGTGGTGCTGGTCTTTGCGTGGCCAAGTCTGCCCGAAACAGTTGTAACAGGCACATGAGCCGCTATCAGCAAGCTGGCGTTGGTGTGGCGCAGGCTGTGGAAGTGAACCGCCGGGAGGTCATGGGCGGCCAGAAAGCCCGGAAACCAGCTTGTAACCGCATTGGGGTCGAACGGCTGACCGTTCCAGCGAGTGAACAACAGGTCATTGTCCACCGTCTTGCCGTTCTCGATCTCCACCCGGCGCACCCACTCGGAACCGACCTTGAACCGTTCGGCCTTTTGGTGCTGGCGGTACTCCCGCAGCAGCTGTACGCACTCCGGGCCTATCTTGATGCACCGCCGGGAGCGTTTCGTCTTGGGTGCCGTGAATACCGTACCGCGCCCGGCGATGTTCTGCACTGTCCTGTTGATGGAGATCACACCCGCGTCAAGGTCAATGTCCGACCAGCGCAGGGCGCATATCTCGCCCCGGCGGGCACCTGTGAGCAAGGCCAGCTGTGTGATAACGCTGTACTGCGCTGGCGCGTCCTGCAGGGCTTCCAGCAGTTTTGCGACGTCCTCTTCCTGTAAGGCTTCCACTTCGATTTCTGCCGCTTTGGGGGCTTCTGTGCGCCGACAGGGGTTTTCATCGATCAGCTGCCACTTGACCGCCTTTTCAAACACGCTGGACAAGAAGCGGTGATAATGCAGCTGCGTGTTGCCGCCCAGCTTACCACCCGCCCTGACCTTCTCGGTAAAGGCTTTGGACAGGGGCAGCCCGGCGGCATCGGCCACCTTCTCGGCGGTCTTATGGCTGACCGGCTTGCCGCTGCACAGCCCCCGCATGGTTTCCTCACCCACCCCTGCGGCCTCCCGGATCCTTGCCCGCTGGCCTTTCGGCAGCAGCTTCAACAGCGCAGCCGTTGCCGTATAGGTGGAATCTTGACGCACTCCGTCCTCGGACAGGTTCGTATAGAACGCCATGAGGTGCGCCGGGCGTATCTGGTTGACCTTCATGTGACCCAGAGCAGCGGACACGCGCGGCACCAGCTTCCTGTACTCTGTGGCCGTCTTGGGCTTCAGCTGGCGGTCTGCATACTCTGTGAACCAGCGTTCTATCAGGTCATCCAGCTTCATGGACGCATCCAGCGAAATGCCGCCGTGCACTTCCTGTTCAAAGGCATCTGCCTGACGTTGCAGCTCCTTTTCCAGCTTCTTCCCAGTCATGCCCGGCGGGGGTGTATAGGTGCGGTTTACCAGCACCTGACGGCCCTGCCGATCATAGCCGTTGGAGACCCGGATGCAGTAGGAGCAGGTGCCGTCCTTCTTTGCGCGCTTTATGATTTTCGCCATCTGTCACCCCTCCTTTGTGGGCTTTGTGTATTCTGTCCCCGGCGGTGCACCGATCGGGCCGATTGGATTTCGGGTCGACAGATATGCTGGTTTATTAGGTATCTGAATTTTTGATAGGGTGAGGGGCTTTTTGATGGTCTTGAAAATGTTTGATTATCGCAAGATCATCTTCTGAAATGTCTTTATCAGCATAATCAGACACCATTTTAGCCAGCATAGAAGCTTTCTCATCTGACATGCTAGGGTCTTGAGTATTACGTTTGTATTTTTGCAGCTGTGTCAGCTCATCTACACGCTCTAACGCAACCTGTTGCCCTTCAGGGCTAAGCTGGAGCATCAAAAGTTCCATCTTCTGAAAATTCTCATTTTGCTCACTTGGCTTATCATTGCTTTTTTCGGTTTCAATACTCGCATTCCCGTTTTCAGCAACAGCCAACAAAAATGCAAGTTCGGCCCATTCCATATTCAGAGCATCAGCGAAGCGCATGATGGTTCCCAATTTTGGATTTTCTTCTCCTCTTTCATATCTTCCAACCAGAGAGCCAGAAATCCCCATCTTGCTACCAAGTTCGGCCATTGATAGCTTCTGCTTTTTTCGCTCTTGCCTTATTGCCTCCCCGATTACTTTGCTGTATGTCATGGAACCACCTCCAGCTGCATTATATCATCAAAATTCCAAAATCGCAATGAAAAAGTTCACAAAAGGTCTTGACTGAACCTTTTGTGGGACATATAATGAGATTGCAACAAAAAAGTTCTAAAATCATTAGGAGGTTCAACTATGATTCTTGACCGTGTTTCTGTTATCGCTGCTATGGCAAAGAAAAACATCACTATTGTGGAACTGAGTAACCTTAGCACTGTTTCGATTTCTACCATCGGTGCTGCACGTTGTGGCCGAGGTATTACAAAAAACAGTGCCAAGCGGATCGCTTCTGCCTTGGATGTGCCTTTGGAGGAGTTGGAGTCAAAAGTCAGTGATTGAAACTCGCCTGCTTGATGAATCAATTTCATCTTTCTTTTTTGAGGTGGCCGCATTGCAACGTTTGTCCAGAAAACAGGGGTGCATCCCTCTGAAAATTCTTGGTAATCTATGGCACTCTGGGATACTGCATGGCAAAGGGTGACACTGGATGGCAGCAGATGCACTCAGGCACAAGGGATTCAGTTCCAACAATGCTGCATCGGCCTGATTCATGGTCGAAATTTGACGGTATTGCAATTCTTTTCTGATCGTGATAAGATGCAGCCACAGCGAACGAAACGACACAAAAAACACTCAGGAGGTATGATTTATGGGCGATGTGATCCGCTATCCCAATATGGGGACCGTGGCAAAAGCCGCCGAAATTTACGGTCTATCACCAGCCTACATCCGGCGACTGTGTAGGCAAGGTAAAATCAGGTACGTTGTGGCCGGGCATCGCTGGTTGGTCAATCTGGACAGCTTGGCCCGGTACTTCAACGAGGGCGATCCAGTCCCGGCGGAACAGGATGAAGCCGTGGGCGGTATCCGCCGGGTCGTAGGGAGGTGAAAAAACATGGCACACCGCAACGCTTTTTGCGGTACAGCTGAACAGGGAGGAGGGATACTCTATTTCTGCTGTATATCTACAAAAGGACACTCCCAAGCCGCAACACATTGCTTTCCCTTGCTTTTTACTGGAGATGGATTTGGGCCTAACAGAGATGTTGGTTTATGCAACCTTGTACAACCGAACATCTTTATCCATCAAACACAACTGGATAGATGATAGCGGGCGTGTCTATATTTGCTATCCTGTAGACAGTCTTGCAGAAGCAATACACCGAAGTTTATCAGTCACCAAAGCTGCACTGAAAAAGTTGGAAGTGGTCGGGCTGATCGAGAGAAAACGGAATTTTGCAGCTCCAAGCACGATTTATGTCAAACTCCCGAACGGTCGGAATAACGACCAACTGTCAGCCGAAAAACAGGCTGAACGTAAAGCCGGAAAACCGGACGAACGTGAGCCGGAAAACAGGCTCACAGACAGCCGAAAAACAGGCCCATGTACAGCCGGAAAACCGGACATGCTTTATAAGGAAGGAACTACTGTATTGAACTACAGGAGTAGTAGTAAGGCTGCCACTGCCGCATCTCGTACAGATTCAGACCTTGCCGAGATTGTACAGCACTTCCAGCAGGTGATCGGCGACTTCCCACGTTCAGCACTGGACAAGCTCCAAAACTACCGTGAAGTGTTCCCGAAAGAACTTATCTGCAGGGCATTCGATGAGGCTGCTGAGAGTGGAGTACGGAACTGGCGCTATATCGATGGCATCCTGAGAGACTGGCAGGCTGATGGAGTCTGTACATTGGGCGATGTAGAAGCCCGCCGGGAGGCCCGACGGAAGCCTGAACCGCCGCAGGAAAAGAAAATGGAGGTGCTAACATGAACACACACAAAATTTTACTGGGTGCCCTGCTCATAAAGCCCGGCCTTGCACCCTATGCCCTGCCTGATTTGGAAATCGAATATTTCCCGGCGGATCTTCAACCAGTATTCGCCGCTCTATCCGGCTTTTGGAATGCGACCGGGAAGCTGGACGCTGTGGAGGCTTGCGCCCGATACCCTGAGCAGAGCACGGCCATTGTGGAATGCGCACAGGCGTGTGAAGCAGAATGCATCCGCATCACCCGTGAAGGCGTGGAGAGCTGGACGCAGCTCATTCGGGAACAGGCAGCCTTGACCCAGTTCCAAAGTCTGGCCTTGCAGGCCGGCAGCGCTCAGACCACCTTTGCAGACTTGCCGGAACTCTACAGCCGGATGGGCGAAGCCCTGACCCTTGACCGAGAGAAACAGGACTTCAAACCCATTGGGGAGCTAGTAGACGATTATGTTCGGCATCTTGATGAGAAGCCTCGCTACATTCCCACCGGGCTTTCCGTGCTGGATAAGCACCTCAAGCTATCCCCTGGCAATCTGTTTATCATAGGCGGTAGACCCAGCGCAGGCAAGACGGCTTTATCCTTGCAGATGGCTTGTGAGATGGCCCGGCGGGGGCTGAGAGTGTGCTATTTCTCGCTGGAAACCGGCCCGGACACTCTTGCCGCCCGCATCATCGCCAACCGTCTGGCGGCCCCGCTGGCCGATGTGAAGGCCAAGCGCGTGCCACAGTCTGAGCTTGACTATCTCGCAGACCTGCACAAACTGCCGTTGCTTATCCGTTCGGCATCGAGTAAGAGTGTTGGGTGGATAAAGGCGCAGGCCCAGCGGATGAAAGCGCAGGTCGTTTTTATCGACTATCTGCAACTACTGGCAGACGGCAAAGCCAAAGACCGCTATCAGCAGGTAACGGCTATCTCTATTGCCCTACATGAGCTGGCACAGACTACCGGAATATTGGTGGTAGCGCTGGCTCAGCTGAACCGTGGTGCTGCCCACAGCGCCCCTTCTGCCGCCGATCTGAAGGAATCTGGCCAGTTGGAACAGGACGCGGACGCTATCCTGCTTCTTTCGGACGATGGAGAGCAATATCAAGCCGTCCTTGCAAAGAACAAGGAGGGCCGTGTGGGAGAAATCCCTCTGACCTTCGACAAGCCCCGACAGCGCTTTCTCGCCGTCACGAGTGAACTGGAGGGGAGGTGAACACACATGAAGCGCAATCAGAACAAACCGCGCCGCCGGGAGCCATACCACTATGACGCAACCGGCGCAGTGTACATCGCCTGTATTGAGGCGGCCTTACAGCGTGGGCAGAACATCCCGCTGAACGTCCTGCAACTTGTCTATCATATGCTGCTGCCGTATATGCACAGCTAAGCCGCTTACCACACTCAACAACAGGAGGCACCAATGAACACCAACATCCATGTCAACGTGAACGAGATCCCGCCAGAGGTCGCAGAGCGAATCGGTCGTGTTTTCCTCGAATACCACAAGCAGTTCCAACAGGATCCGAAGCTCATGGCCGAGTTGGAGGCATACCGAGCCGCACGCCATCCGAACCATAAAGGCAGCGAGAGCGGCCGAAAAAACGAAGGGTAGGGCACAAGGCAAAACAAAAGGCCGCCATGCAAGCAGCGAACTCGCAAGGCAGCCAAGCGGGAGCGATTGACAGACCACATCCCGCAGCTATTCTATCACACCCAGCAGCCCACCTCAAGCCCGGCCCCCTCAAGGTACTGTGAACGGGTCCCCTAGTCCCTAGCGGGCTCGATGACCCCAACCTTGCGCTACTTAGTAAGGGAAAATTGGGCCGTTTCGTTACCGTTTGTATGGAATGAAAACAGCTATTCTATCACAAAGAAAGAGGGAATTCACATGACACACAAGGAAAATCTTGCCGAAAAAGAAGTCACTACCACGCAACTAGCTTCTATTATTGGCCTAACTGCACGAAGGGTCAGACAGCTTTCACAGGATGGAGTGTTGGTTAGTTCGTCTCCCGGAAAGTATATTCTCTCTGATGCAGTACAAGCATATATCGGCAGCCTTGCCCGTGGCGGCATGACCAAGGAAGAAGCGGAAGAAGCCAAGAAGATTGATCGCATTAAAGCCAATGCTGAAGCTACGCTTAAAGAATCCAAGGCCAAAATCGCACAAGCTGAGGCCAAGGAGCTGTCCGGGCAGATGCACCGTAGCGAGGATGTAGCGGCCATGACCTCCGAACTTATTTACACCATCCGAGGGGCACTGATGGCGTTGCCCAGCCGAGTGGCCATCAATGCCGCTGCCTTGTCCGACCCGGCAGAGGTGGCCGAGTACATGCGAGGCGAGGTTAACCAGATTGCGGAAGAAATCGCCATGTTCCGTTACGACCCGGCCAAGTATGAGGCTCGTGTCCGGAAACGCCGGGCATGGGACGAAAAGCTGATTGACGATGATGAGTAACGCAATCCCCCTCAATGAGGTGTAACGCACTAGACTTTCGTTGAAAGTCGTGCGCCCTTGCAGGGGGCTTATCACTCGCAAGCAGTGTCTTTGTATGTACAAAGCCCCTTGCCTTGCAAGGGCTTGTTGGGGAGCGCCCCAAACCCTTTGACCGTGCAGCACCCGCCGGGCGCGGCACTTCAGCTACACGATTCTGTTGACCTCAACAAAATCGCTGCATGACAAAGCCCCCAGACCGCGACAGCGCGCGTCTGAGGGCTTTCTCTTTGTCTGTGGGTAAATTTCCCGCCGTGCTTCCATCTCCGTTCTGACGGCCCGGCGGGAGCTTTCTGCGCCATACACAAAGCAAAAGGCCGCTGCATCTCTGCAACGACCTCTTGAAACCGGGCGGGGTGACACTCCCCACATCTCCGAACGATGGGTGACGGCTGCCTGTTCCGTCCTCCGGTGATTTAAGTATCTGATTCACCGGGAACATTCAACAACGCTCTCCAATTCACAGGAAAGCCCATCCGCGATGGTTCAGCCGCCGGGTATTTATGGAACAGCTTCTCCATTTCCCGGATATAGCTGAACTTGTCGGCATCTGGTAGCAATTCAAAGATTGCATAGAAATAAGCAAACGGTGAGCTGTTATCTACATTGTTCCGGCGCATCATCAACGGCAACTTTACCGCCGGGCTGAGCCTTGTGCGGTTATAGAAGCGGCCACCGTGTGCGGCTATGTTCCGGGCCACAACGGCACATTGCAGATAGTTCTCAATGTAAACCGACTTGCGGCCGAAATACTGCTGTGCCAGCCCTTCACGGTCTGCTTCCAGCATATTCTTGTAGAACTGTGAGAGCGTGCCGAATGTCATTTCCTCGACAGCCACCCAAAGCGGATACACGCCCCGCTTATCGCGCTTGTGATGGATGATAAACGGCTCCTCAGATCTGGAAATCTCCCTGTTGAGAGTACTCAGAAATACAGCATGATACTGTTCAATCTCAAAATTCTGATTATTCAGATACCCCAGCGGGCCGTGCTGCTGAGCGTGGTAGTAGGCGATATACGCCCTGGCGACCGTTTCAACGATAGCTCCATACTTGAAGATAAGACTTCTAAACTCTTGGTCGAAGTCATAAAGGGCTACCATGTCCTGAAGCGTGACTTCTGGGAAGAAGCGGTCATTTTCCCGCAGCGTCAACGAGTACGCACTAAAGCGATAATAGTTCATTCGCTTCAAAACGTCTCTGGCATAGGCTTCATCTGTAATGATAAGCCCTCTTTCACGGAGTAACGCTATTTGTTCATCGTAATTTTTGAACGGCTTTGTTTGATCTGTTGTTGGCATGGCTTCACTTCCAATGTCTTATAAACAAAAAAATACCCGACCTAATGCGCATCGTTGAGAGGCCGGTCGGGTTTCATTGATGGCATTATACACGATAGCTTGAACTTTGTCAAGCTCTAAATTTGGCCGAAGAACGATTCAACGAAGAAATTTCATTCTTCCCCGGTGGGTTCATCCAGCAGCTTGTTTACAAGTTCTTCCGTGGAGCCTGTAAAATGCTCACCGCCGCCGTTGTCCAGCTCATGGATAGCCGCAAGCGTTTCAGCGTTCGGCACTTCATCCGGCACATACTCCAGCAGATCACCCGGCTGGCAGTCGAGCAAGCGGCAAACTGTGTCGATTGTCTTCCATGATGCAAGCTCACCGTGCCGAAGCTGCTGCAAGGTGGCCTGACCCATGAGTTTATCTTCCCGAATTCGGGTTTGAGTATAGCCAATCCCCTTAAGTGCTGGCAGAATTTCAATCTTGTATCGAATAGGCATCATAATCCCCCCTTCTGTATCTATTATACATTATGGTATCACTAAAAACAAGTGAAAAACAAACAAGATTTATCACTCATATTTAGTGATAACGTCAATGGAAATCACCAGAATCAAGTGATATAATAAAGACACAGCAAGGGAAGCACGACCGGAAGGCAAGGGACGAAGGATGTACCGGGAGCGCAAGAGCAGAACGCCAGCTAAGACAGTAACCCACTTCCTGAAAGCTGTATAAAAGAAAATGGCCCGGTGTCCGCTACCAACGAAATCACCGAGCCAAACCCACCAAAGGGTCAAGCCCATTATACAGGAGCTGACCCGCAAAGTAAAGCGAGGACAGAATGAAGAAGTACAATCTCTCCGAGATCATGCACAAGGCGTGGAAGCTGTACCGCAAGGGTGTGAGCAGCTTCGCCGAAGCCCTGCACCGGGCATGGAACAGTGCAAAGGCCGCCCCGGTCAACGCCCAGCGCATCGAGGAAGCCCAGCAGGCCGCCGGGATCACCGAGCCCGTGAACACCTGGGCGGGCTGGAAAGCCGCCGGGTACATGGTGGAGCATGGTGCAAAGGCTCTGTTTCAGGCGGTGCTGATCCACAGCAGCAAGGGAGATGGCCAGACCTACCGGGCATCGTTCTTCGGTGCATCGCAGGTGCAGCCGCTGGAAGCCCTGTAACACGAGCAGAGACCCCCGGCGGGAAGATGGAAGCCCGCCGGGCATGATGGGAGGATATGACCATGAAGTTGGAGAAGAAAATCAGCTTGCACTCCTTCGAGGTAGAGTACATCGACCAGCGGGAAGCAAAGCCCCGCACCCTGCACCGGGAAAGCATCGTGCTGGATGGTGGCCGGATGAACACGCTCGACCACCTGAACCAGACCCCGCAGAGCTGGATCCGGCAGCAGTACGCCCAGCAGGGCTACACCGTGGCTGCGATCCACAAGGGCGAGAGCCTGACCGCCAAGGTTGACACCGGCTTTCTGTGGAAGCTGGCCGCACTGGATGCAGCCGCAGCAAAGGCCGGCAAGAGCGTGGCCAAGCTGCTGGAAGGGGGTGCAGCGGTATGACCGCAGCCCAGTGGCAAGAAGTCCTCTGCCGTGTCCGCAGCCTGTCAGCCGCCGACAAAGACCGCCTGTTGACCTATCTCCATGCACTGCACGATAAGCCGCAACAGCTCATGAACACCGAATCAACGCCGGAGACGCAGCCGCACACGGCCAGCGAATCCGCTGCCTGAAGAAAGAGAGGAACGCTATGCAGCACTATGATGATATGCCGAAGATCCCAACCATCACCGCAGAAGAAGCCATGAAGCTGTCTTGGCTGGCCAGCTCGTCCGAAACCATGAAAGCCGTTCGGGAGCTGCACTTGTCCATCCTGAACGCACCAAGCCCTATCGAGGTAGACGGAGTATACCGGGTCATGCTTAACCTCACCGCCCTTTGGAACGCCGGCAGGGTGCAGGGCATCCGGGAAGAACGCGCCCGGCGGAAGCGCAGGGCACAGACCATCGAACAGTGACAGAAACACCCTCTGACAGCCCACAAACGGCCGCAGAGGGTGTTTTTCATCGTTCTATGATAGATTCTTGGTTTCTTCTGTGGTAAAATAGGTGCAGTCGAATTGACGAAAGGGGAAACAATGACACTCACAGAGATCTCTCGCTACTTCCATCTGAATGAGACCATACAAAAGAACCGTGAGGCTTTGAAGTTCCTGCGTGAACGAGCCGAACCCGCTGCACCCTCATTGAACGGTATGCCCCACGCATCCGGCGTGAAAGACAGCACCGGGCGGCTGGCCGTTGAAATCGCCGACATGGATGCACGAATCACCTACCTTGAGGAACAGGCCGAACAGGAGCGAGATAAGGCCGTTGCCTTTTGCTCCACGATTCAGGACGCACGCCTGTATCTGATCTTCCGTCTGCGCTTTGTCCGCTGCCTGACATGGGCAGAGGTTGCGGACCTCTTGGGGGACTACTACACCGAGGAAGGTGTCTGCCGGATGGCCTACAACTACCTTGCCAAGACTGAAAAAGAGAAGCCCTCTGCCCAGAGTGCATGACCCACGATAGAGCCGCAGCACCTACAAACAGCACGAAAGCCCTCCCGGCACACGCCGGACAGGCTTTTTCTTTGCCCTCAGAGCGTCCCGCCGGGCATCCAGCATAAGGCACTCTGTAAGGCACACGGCAAGGCAGTTTTTGGGGCAGTAAGGCACAAATGAGGCACTTTCCAGCCCTTTTGAAGCCTATGTAAAGCAAGAAATCCCACGATTTACACCGTATTTTCAACGGTCAATCGTGGGATTTTACTTGGTGCGAGTAGTGATACAGAACTTTTCAAAAACCATCGTAGTACAATTCGTTTTCAAGGTCATCGGATAGCAACTTGCTTGTATCGCACCCCGATGGGTAGCTGTGTTTGAAATCCAGTTGCCTTTTATATACCACACAACCTAAAAATTATCAAGTACGCGCAGCGTTCACTTCTCCCATCACCGGGAGCAAA